AAGACTATTATGATGCGGCAGTTAATAGGTTAGAAAACCATAAACGGCAGATGCAGTTATTTTAACCCGCACGGCTGGAGAGGAGGGGGGAATATGAGCGAGTTGAAAAAAATAATACATGAGGTTTTTGAGCAAGAGCATAAAAGGTTAAACAAGAAAGATACACATGCTTAACATAGGCAAAAGTTTATTCATCTTCTTTGTTGCGCTTTTATTGTTCTCCGGAGGCATGACCGTTGGCTTCTTTGTGACAAAAAGTTATTTTAAAATATACCCGGAGGATTTATATAAATAATAAATTAAAAGAAAGGAGGTCGCCACTATGTTTAAAAACAATCGCGGAGAAGTTGCTACTATCTTTTTAATTACAACGTATGCCGTTATTGGTATTGTCGCGTTTGCGTTTGGTTCCGGTAAGGTCAATTACCCTGACTTTCACGCTAAACCTAAGACGCTCGATACTCTCCGGCATCCCGCTCCAACACCGGAAGATAAAAACCAAAGTCCAATGTTTAAAATGTGAGGTGCTTTATGCAGGTTTTTAATAATGATATCGCCGGTCTTTATAGCCGTATCAATCGCTATATTACCGAACTCATCAAATGCGCGTCATCTAATGTCGCCGACATCAACGAACATGACCGCGCCCGTATAGGGGCATACATCACGGCATTGCAGTTTTATATTAATTGGTCAACATCACAACCGTTCCTTGACCTTCCCGAAACACACCCTAAAACAATCGAACTTGAGAACGCGCCGGAGATTCCATTGATTGAGAATCTCATGGTAGCTGATCTCATTAGTCTTTTAGTTCGCGGCCGTGATGAAATAATTAACTCGCAATCAGCGAGGAACTCAAACGGGATTATTTCTTTTGACCTGGCCCGCATTAACGCCGTATTAACAAAAATCCGCAGTTTCCTCCTTGAGTATGTGGATAAAGTTACCCCGGTTGACATGCCGGAAAGTTCCCCGAAGTACCCCGACACAGGGACAGGCAGCACAGGAATACAACCCGTTTAATTTCTTCGCGCGCCGGAGAGCCGCCACCCTCCGGCTTTTATTAATAAATCTAAAATAAGACAATCATAAAAACAAAAGGAGTAAGTGATGCCCAGAGGATTATTTGTCCCGAGAGATGGAAAAGAAGATGGTCGTAAAACTCGCTGGCAGAAAGCTAAACAAAACGCAAAGAAGGAAGATGAAAAAAAGAAGAAATAACTTAATTGTGGGGTGCGCATACTTTATCACGCATTAAAAATGGAGTTATATTATGTTAACAGCTGAAGAACTTGCCAGGAGAATTAACCTCGTCAAAGATGCGGTTGATCGTTCAGTTATCGGCCCTTTATTTGTTTATCCAGATCAGGATGTTACTAACAAGCAGATGAACACAATCGCATTTCAGACATTCAGCGCGCTTATCACACAGATTATTGCGCCTGAAATTGATTTTGAACCAGATTCTTAACCATTTACACCGGAGGATTTCTTGCAGAACGCAATCGAAAAATTTAAAGAGAAAATGAACCAGACTTCTTTGTTCTGGAAAAAAACGGTTGAGATCTCTGCCCAACATGGCGAGATAATTTCTGTTAAATCTGATGGATTCTCTTTCCAGACAGATTTTGAAAAAAAAGTTGAAGATGTTAAGAAAAAGTAGTATACTTTAATCGCAAGTATAGTGTTGAGTAATAAATAGATAGAATCTCAAACTTAAATAAAGACGAGGTCCTCACGGGCTTCGTCTTTTTGTTTTTAAAGGAAACATGCCAGGACCTAAAAAGGGAACACCTCAAATAAAAATAGATTTATCCCAAGCCGAAAAACTTGGAGAACTTCAATGCACTTACGCAGAGTGCGCTGCCTTCCTTTCAACCAAAGAAAGAACAATCTCGGAAGATTTATTAAAACACCGGCAGGATTTTATCACAGCATATAAAAAAGGCGCTGAGGTGGGAAAGATAAGTCTGCGGAGAACTCAATTTAGGTTGTCTAAAAAGTCCCCTGCAATGGCAATTTGGTTAGGTAAACAGTATCTTGGTCAAACTGAAAAACAAGAAATGAGTTTCCCGGATGCAGAAAGATATTTCCAAGCTATTGCCGACGCGATTATACGAGCTGACACCACGCCAAATTCAGTATTACAAAGACAATCACCGCTTCGTAATTAATCCGGCAGGGCGACGGTCAAGAAAAACATTAATAGGTAAACGTAAAACATTATTGAGAGCGTTACAAACTCCTGGGAGATATTTTCACGGAGCGCCGACACATAAACAGGCAAAAGATATTTTTTGGGATTCACTTGTTAAGGATACATCATTATTTAGAGTAGATAAAAGTGAAACCGATCTTGTTGTTAGATTGCATAATGGTTCTGAAATACACGTTGTCGGATTAGATAAGCCGGAAAGAATAGAAGGGCAGCCCTGGCATGGATGCCATATAACAGAGTTCGGCAACTTAAAAGGTATTAATGTATGGACAAGTAATTTAAGGCCGGTTCTGTCAGACACAAACGGATGGGCCTTACTTGATGGTGTTCCAGAAGGAAGAAACTTTTATTATGATTTAGCAGTTAAAGCATGTGACGGTTCATTACCTAAAACGCTTCCGAATCACGGTTCTTTCTCAGAATGTAATGAATGGGCATATTTTCATTGGTTTAGTTCTGATGTTCTTTCTCAGAAAGAGATTGAAGAAGTAAAGAAAGAACTTGATGAAAGAACATACCGCCAAGAGTATGAAGGTTCGTTTGAGAGTTATGAAGGATTAGCATATAAAGAGTTTGGTCAACATAATCTTGATGGCAATATAATTGAAAATAAATCCATAATATCTATCGGTATGGATTTTAATGTCGATCCAATGACAGCAGTTGTGGGACATGTTGAATCAGATTCTTTTATGCAGTTTGATGAAATCTTTTTAAATAACTCAAATACTTTTGAAATGCGTGATGAAATATTACGAAGGTATAAGGATCCAAAAAGAATTGTGATTTATCCAGATTCAACAGGGGATAGTGAACGATCAAACGCTACAAAGACAGATATTCAGATATTAAAGGACGCAGGGTTTAAAGTAAGAGCAAATTCGGCAAACCCTCCGCAAAGAGATAGGATAAATACGGTAAATTCTTTTATAAAGGACAGGGGCGAAAAAACAAGATATAAGGTGAATCAAAACAGATGCCCGAAAACTGTTAATGATATGAATAAAAGAGAAAGTATGTCTGACGGAAGATTAAATAAAGATCAAGAAAAGGAACTTAAAATAGGGCATATTTCTGATGCGTTAGGTTATCTTGTATTTTATCTGTTCCCTATATTAAAGGGCGAGATCAAGGGGTTAAAAATATGAGTAAGATTAAAGATATTATCGAGAACCCGCATGAAGTTTATAAACAGAACCTTGCTTATTGGAACTTTCTTTTACAGAGTTTTGAAGGCGGCAGAGAGTATTGTCAAGCCGACATACCAAAAGATTCAACTTTAAATAAAGGGCTTTTATCATGGCTATTCACGCGCGTAAAGGTTGATGGCAAAGAGTTGTCGCAGAACAATATTGACGGCAACCTATTCATGCACCCGAAAGAGAAAGTTGAAGCGTTCAACAGGCGGTTGTCAATGAGTTATTATTATAACTTCTGCGCTCCGATAATTGATATTTATACCAACCATTTGTTTAAACAGCCGGTCGAAGAAAACTTCGGGAATATAAAAAAAGAAGTTGAAGAACGTGTTAACAATATTGATCTTCAAGATTCGTCAATAACTGAGTTCAGGAAAGAAATAAGCGAGATTTCACAAATATATGGTCATGCGTTTGTTATGGTTGATAGTCCGACGGTATCGAACCAGATATACAGCTTACAGGACAAGATTGATGCAAACGCGTTCCCTTACTTCTCTATATATCATCCGCAGAATGTTATTAACTGGGCGCTTGATGATCACGGGAAACCGTATTGGGTTATGCTTCGCATAACACAAGAAACAAATACCGATCCTCAGAATTATGATAAAGAGAAGGTGGCGGAAGAAAGATACATCTTAATCACGCGGGACGAATGGTTTGTTTTTAATTCCAAGTATGAACAAGTTTATAATGGGACCAACCCGCTCGGAGAGGTCAATCTTGTTTGTATTTTCGACAAGAAAAGTAAACGATACCGAAACTTCTTTGGAACAAGTTTTCTTGCCGACATAGCGTTTATCGCCCGCAATGTATATAACTCATGTTCAGAGTTGCACCAGATATTAAGGGACCAGACGTTTGCGTTTCTTGCCGTACAAGGGACAAGCGACGAATATAATGAGTTATCAATAGGTACAAGTCTTGGCTTGCTTTATCCTCCCGAACGCGCGACACCTGTTTACGTAAGTCCTCCGTCGTCAAATGCGGAAGTATATTTCCAGCATATTGACAGGCAAATATCTAAGATGTTTCAGATTGCGAAACTCGAAGGCGGGACAGCTTCTTTTGATGGCCAGACAGCGGTACAGCAATCCGGTGTTTCAAAGGCATGGGATTTCAACCAGACCAACAGTGCGTTAAGTAAAAAAGCGTCGAACATGGAAGATGGCGAAATGAAGTTATGGTCAATGTTCGCTAAGTGGGAAGGAAAAGATTTTGACGGAAGCGTTCAATATCCGACGGAGTTCAGCGTCAAGAGTTTGAATGAAGATTTAGACGAAGCTGAAAAGTTATTTAAACTGAATCTCGGAAAAATGTTTAATGATACGATTAAGGAATCAATTATCAAAAAACGGTTTCCGCGTATGCCGGAAGAAAAAATAAAAGAGTTAATATCCAATATGACCGCAGCCCCGGAGAAGAATGAACAAATAGAAACACCCGGAGCAAGGATAAGTAATAGATTGACTTTATTTAAACAGAACGCCAACCAGGCGGGTAAGAATGGGGGAAGTAATGAATCACAATCGTAAAATCAATTTTTTGTTCTTTCTGAATAATCGTGGGGAAGTTCCGTCAGCACCGCCGGCACCACCTACACCTCCGGCAGAAGTAAAGTTTAGTGCTGAACAACAGCAAATTGTTGACCGTATTGTGCAGGATCGTGTTGCGCGAGAACGGTCGAAATATGCCGATTATGATGAACTCGCAAAGTTCAAGCGTGAACACGAAGTTAATGCCGAGGCGCAGAAGCAGAAAGAACTTGAAGCACAGAAGAATTATGAACAGGCAAAGCTAGGGCTTGAAAAACAGATAACTGATTTACAGGGGGTTGTAAAAAGTAAAGATACTTTAATAGCGGACTTAAACATTTCTCATTCTTTGACATCTGAGATTATGGCGCAGGGCGGGTATGTTGACGAGGCGCTTGCCATGCTTAAAGGCAACGCGGTTGTCCAGGAAGGGAACGTCCTTATTAAAGGTAAAGACGCAAACGGTATTGAAGTAATGTTGCCGATTGCGGACGGAGTTAAACAGTTTCTTACCGCGCGGCCGTATCTTGTTAAAGCAACGCAGAAATCTGGGCCTAGCGGTCCGGGTGGTTTACCTCCGGCACCAGCGGCAGGGACCGATACGCTTACGGACCTGAACGAGCAGTACCAAAAGGCGATATTCGCCAATGACTTCAAAAAAGCGGCAGAGATAAAACAAAAAATGAAAGGGAATTTATCAGCGGCAGGGATTTCCCGGTTATATTAACGAAAGGATTTTAGATGGCAAATGAAACCACCACCACGACATTGACGGAAGCCATTCCGACGATTGTCACGAATTATCTTTTAGAGTTAGAGGAACGCGACGTTGTCCGTCCTCTAGTTACGCTCGACACAGCTTTACTTGGCGGGCCGGGTATTGTATCAAATACGCCGATTATTCAGAAATTGACTTCTGAAACCGACGATTCTTTGGCGAATCAGGCAATGGATTCCGGGACTGGGGTTGATACTTCTCCGAGCGCTGCAACGGCAGGTATGCACGGCGCGGTTGTGTTTCTCAAGGACATTGCGGCCCTGGGATCAGTAGGAAACATGGCAGCTGCAGCCGGGCAGCTTATTGGTCAGTGTATTATTACTCGTCGAGATACTGACCTTGTAACATTGTTCGCTTCTTTCTCAACCAACGTCGGAAGCGCTAACGTAGACATCACGCCTGGCGACTTTTATGACGCTTACGGTTCCATGCGGACGCACTTTGCTCCGCAGCCGTATGAGTGCGTTATGTACCCGCTTCATATTTGGTCAAGCGTTGGTATTATCACTTTCTTTGACAATTCCGCAGATGCCCTGCAATCATTTGGCATGGGTAGCGTAGGGGAAGATTTTACAAGAAGCGGATATTCCGGGATGGTGTTAGGGTTCCGTCTCTGGGCTGACGCGAATATCACGGTTACGTCAAACAATGCGTCTGGCGCCTGTTTCTCCCGTCAGGCCATTAAGTACACGCCGAAGCGCGGTCTTATGATCGAAGTACAGCGACACGCTCCGGAAGTCGGCGATTATATCGCCGGGAATGAAGCGTGGGGCGAAGCGATTCTCCGCGATACCCATGCTGTTGAAATGCAGTTTAATGTTGGCCCGTAAGCATAGGGCTGATTAACTTTATCGGGGGGCGGGTAATACCGCCTCCCGGTTTATAAAGGGGAATGACATGGCAAAACGAAAATTACCGCAAACTGACGCGGGAGTACAAGAGCAGGGAATTATAGAATCTCCAGAGCAAAAACTTGCTCGTCTTGAAGCGGAGAATGCGGCATTAAGAAATACACAGAATGAACTTGAAGCCAAGATTGCCGCGAACACGAACATAATGTCAAAAGATGATATGCAGTATTTCTCTGACTTGCAGTATCTTAAAAAAGTCGGTCGGGTTGAAACCAACACAATCAAAGTTAAGGAAACAAACGACCACAAGAATATTTCTTTGTGGACCAAAGAAGGAAAAAGGATCGGGCCGTTGCACCCGGACAATGCTCGTGCGACGTATGAAAAGTTTCTTCTTAAAGGCAAGCGGTTGTTAGTTAAACAACCGACGGAAGAAGAAATCGCCGAGTATAAGAAAACCCCGGAATATATCGCTGAAATGCAACGGGTTGCAGAGGACCGGGCAAGAAAAGAAAAAAGCCGGAAAGGAAAGGGGCTTGAACGGCTTCTTGAAGCAATGGCTAAATTGACGGGTCTTGATAAAAGCAAGTTAATGCAACTCGAAAAACAACCGCTTCCATTAAGTGAAGGGCGCGGGGCATAATGGCTTTTATAAGAAAAGTAAAATGTCCTCGTCATTTTCTTCTTAAACCTGGCCGGTCGCCCTGGATGTTAATTGATAATCCATATATCAAGAATATGCCGGAATGGGCGATTAAGCGTTGGGGGTTAAGAAGAAAAATACCATTTGTCAACAGTAAAGGACAAAAGGTAAGGGATAAAACGTCATTTTATCAACCCGAGAAAGAAGCATCTTTTTTTGTTCATTATGTTTATGATCCGCTTAACTTTGAATGTAAAAATGTTTGTAAAGGTCGCTGTCTTGAAGGTATAGAGAATCAGAATGCGACCATAGGAAAACGAATACCGACAACAGTTACAATGTGAGGGGAATATGGCATTAGGAGATAAAATAACAGTTGTTGAGAACGGAATTGAGATCACGCAGACCGAAGGGGAAGCGTCAATACGTAATGGCCAGGGCGAGCTTGTCGGCCGGCATAAAGTAATATCAGAACAAAGAAAACATCCAGACGGGCATATTGACGTTACGGTTAAAGTGCCGGCGTTTGGGACATAAAGGGGGGAACAATGGCATCCGGAATATATAATTGTTTCAAAACGGACCTTATGGTCGGTGATGTCAACCTGGGAAGCGGCGGGGATACAATCAATGTCGCTTTGTATAATAACAGCCATGCTTTCACAGCCACAGATACGGTATATACAACGACATACGAACTTACAACTACCGGAGGATATACCCAGGGCGGCCAGGCGTTAGGAAGTCAAACCGTATCAGGTACAAGCACGGTCGCATTTGACGGGGCAGATACCGCATGGACTTCTGCCACGTTTACGGCATATCACGCAGTTATTTATGATGTAACGAACACAAACAGCTTGATATGCTCGATTGATTTTGGCGGAGCGCAGACAGTTGCGTCCGGAACATTTACAATTCAATGGCACGCATCAGGGATCATAACATTAACTTAAAAGGAGATAACCATGCCTGAAAAAACTTTAAACATGACAATAACTCTTAATGTCGAGGGAGAAGAAGGATTAACCGTTACAATCGAGTATAGAAATACAACGCTTGAAACCGTAAAGCTCGTCGAGAATACAATCATGAAAGCGTTGGCAGAGATAAATCAATAATGTTTTCCCCGTCGCCGGTGATAGTTGTCGCGATTAAAATTGTCGCTATCACATTAATTATTATCGGGATACTTATTATCAATGCGAGGGGATAATGCTCATTAAACTTCGATACAACAAAGCGACAGATCAATGGCGAATAATACGAAGCGATACCGGCAAGACAATCCAAGAGGTTTATGATTGTGCGACATTACCGGAGTTTTTTAACTTTGATGCCGACAAGCGGTTTGAATATGAAATATCTGTTCATTGCCGGGTTGTCGGGATAATGGAGGCGTAAAATGTGTAATACTTCAAAGAAGAAAAAAGGGAGAAGGAAATAATGATTGCCGATACCAAAAAAGTCCAAACAATGATTAATGTACTAGCGGACCAAATGACAATTATTCGGTCCGCAGTTGCTACAATGGTTGCGGTAAAAACGGCATATATCACGATTAATCCAGATCCAACAGGAACGCCATTACAGGGTAATGTTGCGGCTGTAAATACGGCTTTAACAGCATTGAAATCGGAAACAGACAAAGCATTATGGACAACATTGATTAAGGCAAAAGTTCCTTCCCACCGAGGGGAAGCAATAGAATATTAAGGAGGTAAAATAAATGGCAACAGCAACAATTTTGCTTCCCGTTGAATCAGCAAAACTTCCTTCGTCAAGTTCTGCCGCAATAGATGGCGGGAATGATCAATGGTATCTTCTTTTTGATGATACCACCGTCGAGAAATGCCGGTGGCAGTTTCGTATGCCTGGGGATTATTCTTCTGGCCTTACTTCAAAAATACAATATTGTATGGCAACAGCCAAGTCAGGACTTGTTGCGTTTAATGTCTATATTATGGCAATCAGCGACGGGGATTCTGCCGACATTGACACGGATTCTTTTGATTCTGCAAACGTAGGATATGCCACAGTTCCGGGAACAGCCGGGTACTTGGACGAAATATCAACTTCATTGTCAAATGTAGACAGCGTTGCAGCCGGGGACTTGGTTGTTGTTTGTCTTGAACGCGCTGCTGATCAGACGAGCATTGACACAGCGACAGGCGACGCAAAAGTAGCAACATTTTCATTAACATATACGACGACATAATGAATATTTTTAAGTGGCTATTTAAAAATTTACTTCATAAACTATCCGACAATGCCGGAGCTTTATATTGCGACGGGGTTAATGGCGGGGCGTGGAAGGAAAGTGTTCTTGGTTCCACGTTTGATGCAATTACAATAAGTTTCATTATAACTCCATTTGACGTTGATGCGAAGAGTTATAAAACGTGGGACCAGATTATTACTTTTAATGGTGATGCTAACGCTTATTATATTCGTTTGGATGAAACTGGCGTTCCGATTGCTAGTTTCTTTCAGGGTGGAAGTACATGGACGAGAGTAACCGGCACAACAGCGCTTACTGACAATGTTCCGGTTGTTTTAACTGCAACTTATAATAAAAACTCAAGAAGCAGTTTATATATTAATGGGGTTGAAGATAGTTATATTACTGCTCCAAATTCAAATATCTCAGGGACAACAGGATGGGATTTTTCAATAGGCGGCGAGGCATATAGAACTAATGATGTGATAATTAGTGAAACTTCTTTTTATGGTTTGGTTGAAGAATATTATGTTTGGGCTACTTGTCTTTCTGCTGATGAGGTCGCAAGATTAGCTACTAAGATACGAGGTATAGGAAGAAGCATCCAAACAGGTAGTTTATATTTGTATTTTCCTCTCGATGATTACCCAGACGGGACAAGTACGGTCGGAAGTTATT